CCGGCACCGGGCTGGTTTCTTTCAAGAAAAAGTACATCGGCCTCGATCCGGCCGTTTGCTGTGAAGAAGCCAAAGCCGCGTAGTTCAGTCCCTATGTCAGCGGCATCCTCTCCAGGGTGCCGTTTTTTTTCTGATTTTGATTATTCAATAATTGAATATTGCTTATATATTAAGCGAACATAGCCTGCGAAGCCGAAGGCGGGGTTCCCCCATTACCTGTGCATAGATGCCGCGTTCCCCCAGCCCAGTCACAGACGTCAAAACGGTCCTGCATCCCGCGCCTAAAAAATATTAAAAAAACACAACAAAAAGGGCTCCAATTTGTATATACAAATTTCACGGCAAGATACTGCATGGGAGCCGGTTTGTTAAAGCAGTATCCTTAAGGGATGGCGACGGTCTTTTGTAGGTGTTTTCATAACGGTAAATGTATAATAAACATATACACTATTCTGATACATTCGTTTTGGTTTCGCTTGATACGCGTTTCTGCCAGTTGTTTGAGTGCATCAGGTGACATCTGCTTTTTCCGGCTGGCATCATAAAGCAGTCGATGGGTAACCGGCTTATCCAACCAACTCGCTGTTTTCCGTCGCCGGATAGAAAGCCCTAATACTTCTGGGGTCGAGCCCTCGGTCAGGACAGCGCCAACAAGGCACCCCCAGATTTTCTCGACTGTTTCCGATTCGCCATGCTGCCAGGGTCTGATAACCTCAACCGGAACGCCTTGCGGAAAGGAAAGCATGATTTCATCCAGTTCTTTTCGGTTTATCATAACCCCCCCTTGTCTTTGATTTTCGTGTGGGCATTATTCATCAGTATCCGGCATGGGGTCGCCATGATACACAGTCCCAAACCAATCAAATTGACTTATCGTTTTATTCGCCGCTTTGAAAATTTCCGCCGAAACTATGTCATATTGCTGAACGCATGGTTCAAGCTCAATCGTGCATAAACACGCCTTTGAATCGTAGAAAACTTCTCTGATGTAACTATCAACGCCCAATAAAACAGCCATCATTGCAAAGTTTATCAACTCGATCATTTCTGAAGCCTTTTCATACCGGCTGATTACGGAAATTCCGAATGCTACGATTGCACCACAATCGACTTGATGTGATTTTTCATCAAAATATTTTTCATGGTTTTTAGGATTCATGGATTTTTATCACTTCCCCCGGTGTAAATTCCGGAATGTTGTTGTTTCAGGATTGAACGCAACCTTTGCAAAGCCGATAGGCCCGTTGCGATGTTTCGCCACGATAATTTCAGCCATGCCCCTGTTCGGATTTTCGGGCGACTTGTCATAGACTTCATCACGGTAGAGAAACAGGCAGATATCGCAATCTTGTTCAATTTGACCACTTTCACGCAGGTCAGACAGTTGTGGCCTTTTGTTGTTCCGTTTTTCCAATTCTCGGTTTAATTGGCTCAGCGCCAGGACAGGAATGCACAATTCTTTTGCAAGGCCTTTCAGCGCCCTGGAAATGCTTGCAATCTCGGCTTCACGGTTCCCCTTTGCTGCATCGCCGCGCATCAATTGCAGATAGTCAATAACCACAAGGCGGATTCCGTGCCGCTTATACGCTATCCGCGCCCGCCGTCTGACTTCCGAAAAATGGAGCGCCGGACTGTCATCAACGTAAATCGGCAATTCTGACATCTCCCCGGCTGCCCGGTTCAGCCGGTCCCAATCATCGGCATACAGTTTGCCGGTGGTCAGCCGGGAAAGGTTTATTCTTGCCCGCCCGGATAACGACCGGTCAGACAACTGGTTTTTTGACATTTCAAGGCTGAACACCAGCGCCGGAACGCCGCACCGCTCGGCGATATTCAAGGCAAGGGCGGTTTTTCCCATACTCGGCCTTGCTGCCAGAATTATCAGGTCAGAAGGCTGAAGGCCCCCCAGCACCGCATCAAGGTCACAAAGGCCAGTAGGAAGGCCGGTAACTCCGCCCTTTGTCGCTGCCAGCTCATAACGGTCAAGGCTCTCGTTCACCAGCTCGCTGATACTGGACGCTTCACACGCTGCCCCGCCGAAAATTTCGATTGAAAGAATCTTCCGCTGATAGTCGTCAATGATTTCAGCGGCATCGCCGTTGCATGTCATCATGGCCTTGATTCCGGCCATGGATGTTTCGATAGTTCTCCGTAGTACGGCTTTTTCTTTGATGATCCCGGCAACCCTGTCGATATTGACGGCCATCGGCTCCAAGTCAAGCTCGGGAATAACGGACAGGGAAACGCCTTCACGTTGTAACCCGGTCATCACCTCGGCCATTTCAAGCGGTTTTTCCGGGTTTCTGGATGCGCATTCCATAAAGATTTTGAAAATCTTCCCATTCCTGGATGAATAGAAGTCACCTGGAGAAAGCAGGTCACCCGAATCGGCCAGGCTTTGGGGGTCAAGCAAACATGCCGACAACAAACTCAGCTCAGCCGTTTCGTTATGCGGTAATGATTCTGAAATCATGGTCAATCCTTTGGGTCGGCGTTAAAAGAAGGGTCATCCGCCCGGAATTCGCGCATGGGATTCTTCGTCTGAACCCCTGAAGGCGTGTATCCACCCAACGCCTCGACAAATGCGGAAGGGTCAGGAAACTTATATCTGTTTGTTGCAAGAACCTGCCGGAAAGCGGTTTCAATATCTTCAGCCGGGTAGCCCTTCAGGACATCCGCGTAAAGGTTCACAAGTCTGGGGGTGACTTCACGCGGCCAAACCTCGGCAAAGTCAACCAGCATTTCCAAAAGCCGTTTCTTGTTAATCATCGCTGAATTCCTCCATCATTTTTTTGATGTTCGCCGCATTGTCATATTTTTTGAACCCTGGATTGACCCGTTGCGCCCGGTCTTGTTCTTTCGATAGCCAGGAGGAGATGAATTTTCGGACTCCCCGTGAAGTTTTCCGGTTCTTCGGATTGTCATCACACCAAAGCGCCATGCGTTTAAGCTGCGCCATTACATCAACAGCCGGAAAAGTATCCTGCCATTTGTCGTAATCTTTTTGTGTGATTCCAAATTCTGTTTTGTCGTTAAGGGGAATTTTAAAAATGAAAACTTCTGTTGAGATTTCCGGATCCGGTGAGCTGGAGTTTTTTTCCAGCTCGGCGGAAGAAAATACGCTAGTATTTTCTATTCTTTTTTCTTTATTATTCTTTACTTCTTGTATGTGTTGCTTTTTAAAAGTTTTTGCTGTTGGTTTTGTTGTTGGTTCGCTGTTGGTTTTGTTGTTGCTTTTTTTATCGCAATAGTTACAAGTATCTGTGTTTTCAGCTATATATTGATGATTTTTGTTGTTGATATTGCCGTTGCTTTTGCTGTTGTTTTTGTTGTTGGTTTTGCTGTTGCTTTGCTGTTGGTTTTTTTCGTCCATGTTCTCGCTGTTGCCAATTCCGGTGCAATCTTGATAAGTGATCCATTTTACAATGGTAATAATTGAAAATCTGTTGTTGCTTTCGACGGTGATGTTCCCGGAATTTTTCAATTTTTGAATTCGTTCGTAAAGTCCGCCTTCGGTCATTTTAAGTTCAAGCGCTGCCGTTTTTCTTCCAAAAATAAATTGACCCGGTTCCAAATCAATGACAGCAGTACCTTTGCCCGCTGGTATGCTATAGGAATATTTCTTATAGCTTGCCTTTAACAAACACCATATCCAAACCTTGAACAGCGCATCGTTTTGAAATACCTCCGAATTAAGAATTGCCCGGTGTAGCTTGATGAATCCGGTTCCTATTGGCATGCTGCCGCCCTCGATGCTGAAAGTGACAGGTGGCAAGTGACGAGTGACAAGTCTATTGCCCGTTACTTGTCCGTCACCCGTCATCCGTTACTCATTGCCCGTCACCCTTTAGATGCCTTGATCATGTTCTTCTTGATGTACTTATCAATGGAGCCTTTTGACACACGCAAGCCACGAGGCCCGAGCCTGATGGCTTTAAGCTTTCCGGATTTGATCAAATCGTAAATGTGGCGCTCGGTGCAGCAAAGCTCCTGTGCGGCTTTGCGAACATAAATAAATTTTCCGATGGTCATGGTTTCCCCTTTTGCCGCTCCATGAAGGAGCTGATCACGGTAACTTTCTTTTTCCTTTTAGTGGGGTCCTGAGAGGCGGCGGTCTTCTTCTGGTTTTTGGGATTCCCAAGCCAGAGAAGACCGGCGCGGATGGCGGCGGCGTATGCGTAAATTTCTGCATCGAGTGCATCGTTTCGATCCCGCGTTTTCACCCATTCCAGGTAGGGGAACCCGCCTTTTATATGCGTTTCGATTTTTTCAGCAGTCAGTTGCAGAAAATACTCATCCGTTACGGATTCATACCAGTGGTAACAGCAGGGTCCGGGCGTGGTAATGTTTTTCAGCCGGCCGTAAAGGGTGGATTTTGCCGTATCGGTTCCAACAGGCCATAATTTGATGCCTTTGGGTATGAGTTTGCCTTTCCAGTTCAGATCCTGGAGCGATGGTTTTCCAAGCACGGGTTTATTGCGGGCGCGCTCGCCTTTTACAGCGAAGATACGGCTGTCCTTTTTCCGGCAATAATTATAAACCTGTTGTGTTTTGTAACCAGAATCTATTGCAACACCGACAACGGGGATGCCAGCGTCATCGCGTGTGAAGTTAAAAGCAATCAAGTCGTCAAGCTGCGTTTCCCATTCCCCGTATATCTCTCCATGCCAGATAAGCCATGATTCTTCACCCACACCCCATCCACGGATCACAATCACAATGCGGTTTTCCTGTACGTCAACGCCAAACGTGATGAACACAACACCCGGGGGCGGCTTCATCGGCGAGTAAGGTTCACATCTCAGCCGGAGGTTTTCCCATTCCGGTTGTTCCCCGGCAACTTCATAAGGTTCGCCCAGCCGTGTATTTACCCAGACCTTCAGGGCCATGGGGTCATTTTTTGCGTCGATGTATTCCTGGGCGATCTGGCGCCAGGATACAAAACCCAGGGGAGACAGGAGCCCGCTGATGTGATATCCGCGTTTTTTCCGGTTGGGTTGCAGGGGAATCCATTTTCCCTTTTTCAGCATCCTGCTTTTGTAATGCTCGTTGATTCTTTCTCGGCAGCGCATGCAGGTGTACCAGACATCGGTTATCTCTCCGTTTTCCGCTGTGTAATGCAGCCCGTGCTCCTCGTTGTTTGTGGAGAAAATAAGGATTTGCAGGGTCTCGCAAAAAGGGCAGGGCACGTGGTAATACCGCTGATCGGATTTCTGGAATTCTTTTTCGATCAGGGATCCGCCTTTCTGGGTCGGCGTGCTGATCTTTAAAATCTTTTTCCGGCTGGAGTAAGTATCGGTCCTGCGTTCGGCTAGGCTCACGGGGCTTCCCTCCCCGCCGATATCCGGTTCAAAACCGTCGATATCATCCAGGATCAGATATCGTATGGAGATATTTCTGAAAGCCGCGCCGGAGTTGCTGCCGGCC